GGAACACCTAGATGTAATACTGAAAAGTTTTTAAAGTTTCTGAAAGAACTCAAAACTAAAAAACTAGTAATGGTAGGTGATATTATTGACATCTACTGTATGGAAAAATATAATACTCGTTGGCAAAAGGAACATACTGAATGTGTTCATCAACTTTTAAATCTTGCAAAGAAAGGAACGGAAATCATTTATATTCTTGGAAATCACGAAGGACAAATTCGTCGCTATTGTGATTTTGAGCACAAGAATTTTAAAATGGTAGATGAGTATGTTCATAAAGATTCTCAAGGTAATAAGTTTCTTTGTTTTCATGGAGACAAGCACTCAGAATATTCTTCTGGATCTTGGAAGCAATTAATCTTTAATAAAGGATATGAGTTGATTACACCTTTAAGTTTATTTTTAGAAAGATTTTTTAATTTTTCTTTAGTTTATGCTTTAAAAAATAGTGTAAGAGGAAAAAATTATATCAATCAATATGAGACAGATATTGCATCATATTGTGCCCAAAGAGATAAGAAGTATTCTGGTGTGATCTGTGGACATATTCATCATGCAAATATTCGTAAATTTGGTAAAATGACCTATATGTGTTGTGGAGATTTTGTAGATACTTGCTCTGCAATTCTGGAAAAAAATGGGATGTATTGTTTGGAGAAATATAAATGATTACAACGGAAACTCCATATAAATATGCTGAAATCATAAGAGACACTTGGCCTGGACTTTACAGACCACCTGTAAAGATGTATAATACTCAAAAGACTTCGAAAGACAAAAAGGATGAAAAAGTACAATAGTGAAGATTATTTTTCAGTGATTGATAAAAAAACTGGAAGAAAGATTGTAGATTGTGGTAATGAGTTAGATGCTCTTGCAATGGTTTCTTTGGACCCACAGAATCGCACCATCACAAGAAACAAGTTTATGATGGGTCCTGTGGTAGATATTGAAATGCCGAAAGCACTTCCTACAAATGAGGTTGTTGCTGTTCATACAGTAAACGCAGAAAAATTTGATGAGTATTTTGATAATTTAATCAAACCAAATCAATCTAAATTACCAGAAGGACAACAAAAACCAGTGATTGCTTGAGTCTCTATAAAGGAAAAATGTATACTCCAGAAGGATACATTTCAGATCCACCAGATGCAAAATGTCCTCATTGTGGGGAAAAACAAAAGTCTTGTTCTTATGTAAATAGTTTAAGTCGTTCTTGGGCAAGGAGTGAATGTGCTAAAAAGAATCAAAAAATATCTTAAAAGAGATCAAGATATTTCGTATCATATAGAATTTATTTACATCTATATTACAATTAAAGAAACTATAGATATTATAAGTTCCCATTTAAAGAATGCAACTTTACAATTCATCAGAAGATTACCTTTATAATCTAGAAACATCATCTCCATCAGAAGCAAGAAGACTTTGGAGAAAATCAATTAAAGAAAAATGGGAACACAAATGTGCATATTGTCTAAGTGAAGATAACCTGACTATTGATCATATTATTCCTCAGTCAAAAGGAGGGACGGATCACATCACTAATGTAGTCTGTGCATGTGAATCATGTAACAGAGATAAATCACATGATAATTGGGAATCTTGGTTTATGAAACAGGAATTTTTCTCTACTGAAAGATATGAAGAAATCAATCAGTGGAGAACTCAATTGTCGAAACAAGAATTGAAAGTTTATCGTCCTCGAAAAAATTTTACATAATAATATGAAAACTGGATTTGTGACTCAAGATCATTACGCTGCCATACCTTTCGGTAAAAATAAACTGATAATCATTTACGATGGACAGCAATTAGAAGTAGTGAATACAGAATTGCAGGCAAAAAAATTTATTGACAAGCATAGGACCACTCCTGGTATTGGCACAGTCTTTATTGACTCGGGCGAACCACCAGTTAAAATGAAGAGAACCAAGAAACCAAAATGAAAACTACCACTGCAATTTTTGGATTATTTTTGCTGATGAGTCCAGTTCGTGCGCAAGAAATCTATTCGATTAATATTAATCGAGTATGCGCAGCTATTGTTGATATTCCTTATGCCTCTGATAACTTCTCTGATGAAGAGTGGGAACAGTTTAAAAATTGTCTTGAATTTATGAGGAATTATCGTGAATCGCAATAAATATAATTTAATCGGAGAATAAAATGCTATCAACTAAAGTTCGCCTTCGTCTAGAAGAAATTGCACAAAACATCATGAGTGGCGAAGAAGTTAGTCTAGAAGATATGATTTTTGCTGAAAAGTGGTCAAATGTAAATAGGTCAGCATCTGAAATTATTCGAAAGGCAAGGAGAATTGCTATACAAGGCAAAGGAAAAGAAGGTAGTCTAGATGAGTTTATGCAGATTATGGATTTGGGAAATCCAGATCCTTCAACACATCTAGATTCTAGTATGGGTGTGGATGATCTATATAACTTCTTTAAAAATGATGACGAATCAATGCGAAGGGATTAAATAGATATAGAATTAAAGATAAACAATGGTTGTATTAGTTTCAACCATAATTACATGTTCCCAGGCAATTGGAATTATTGATCGATTGCAAAAAATTGTTGGGTTGACTCCACACCAAAAGAAAGAAATTGTAACAGAGATTAAAAAAGTAATTCCAAGTTGTCCAATTACTATACAAACCAAAAAATGACCAATCCAAATAAAGACATAGCTGCAATTGATTTGTTTATTGAGGACATCAAAACTCCTCATAGTCAAATTACAACTTTGGCAAAACAACAAAATTGCAATGATGAATTGTCAGTTTGGAAAAATTTAGTGGTGAACTATCTTCAAAATATTAGAGAAACAATTAGAGGAAAATCGAATCTTTAATATTATGAATTTATATACCTCAACTTTAATATTAATATTTGGAGTTCTTTTTTATATGATGACAGTGGACAAGAATGTCTCTGATGCAATCTTGTTGACTTCTAAGTTAGCTTCAAATTCAGTTAAAGGATTTTTTTGGAAGTTGTATTTTCACCCACAAAACCCAATCACAAATTTTATTATGAAGATGAAATACGATAGAATTGCCATGGACCTCCATAAGGAGTTGACAGAAAAGGCAAAATCGAGTATTGTAGACTCTGAAACAAAAAATTCATGAGCACAGAATCTAATCCAATTGATCTAAAATCACTTCAATCTAGAATCAACGAAATCAAGAAGGAAGGAGAAGAAATCACTGATTTCACTTATGATTTTCTTGAGTGTTTAATGGAAAGGCATGACTTAAGTGATTGTCTCCCAGAGGAAATCGAGCTGGAAGATGTACCAGATCATATTATTGATACTCTAAGAAAAGGAAACATTCCAACTAAAGAAGAACTCATCTTGATTTCTCCTGATGTCCAAAATTTCATGTGTTTTGAGCTAGTTTGGATTTGTGGTATGGGAGCAATTGCTTCTTATGGCGCAGATGAGGATGGAAACGAAGAAGAAGGTATTCCTAGTACATTTGATGCAATTCTTGCCATGCGAGATGTAAGTGTTGCACATAATATTGCTTCGTATATTATTGCAGTTCTTGCTCTTCTGATGTCTCAAATACCATCAGAAGAAATGATAGAAAGTATCACTAACAATTTTGATGATAGTGAAGCACAAATCCAGACAAACATGGATAACTTTGTTGAATTTTCTTCTGCAATTATTACACGCTACCGAGAGGACAAAGCTTATTATGGAACACCAAAAGAACCCTGAAGAAATCAATTGGATTGACGGCGCTTTTAAAGTAGAGAAAGCTCGTTGGGGAACATGGAAAAGTACAGAAAAAGATGGCACAGGTGTCATTACAAGCCTTACTGAAGAGGATTGCATTCAAGCAACTCGATGGTATCTCAAAAAAAGGCAGGAAGGCTGGGGTGATGAATGTTCTGTACATGAAGGGTCAGTTGAATACAAACTATGAGTGATACGGATCCTTCTGCTCCTTGGTTTGAATTCATATCTTATATTAGATGTTGCGAATCTCTTGATGTAACTCCTAGTATGAATAGATTTTTTGCATACAATCGTTATTACAAATCTGTATTAGATGAAAAAGAAAACAACGACAAAGCTAAAACCTCAAAGTAAAAGGGAAAAACCAAAACCAAAACCAAAAGAAGAAGTTGTACTTGACACTTTACCATTTCATGAAACCTTCCCCCTAACACTGGTCCATAAAGATGGTAAAGACGAAAAGGTTTGTTTCTTTGTCTGCAAAGAGCACTTGGACAAATATATCTCTCGTTATAAGTTAAATAAAAAGGATTATAAAATTTCTAAAACTGAGCCTAGAAAAACTGAAAATGGATAATTATAACAATTTTGAGGACTGGTTTCATGAACTAGAGGGATACTCTATTAGATCGGAAAGGTTCTTTAATGATGCTAAATGTCCAGATCCATTTAAGAAAAGGCAAATTTTAACGGAATGGCTAAAGACCGCATGGAAACTCGGACATGAATCAACAGAAGAAACAAAAGTCTAAGAATGCTTGGAGGTGGTGGGCAAAGGCATTAGGAGAAAAGGCATCTAAATGTGATCGTGAGTCTGATAGAATTGCTGTCATACGCTCAATAATTTTCTTTACCTACCTCATTACAAACTGTTTCATTGTTGCTGGTGTGGTCCGACATTGGAATGATATAGAGTATACTGTACCAACAATCAATAGAAATCAATGAAATACAGAGTAGTAGAACAGGCAGACTTATCAGGTGAAGTCTGCTTTTTTCCTCAGTATAAAAAATTTTTCATTTGGTGGAATTTTATGGAGATGGAAGTTTTTCCAAAAATGATTAAATTTTATTCTTTGGAATCGGCAACAAAGTTTATCAAAAAGCAACTGAACAATCCTGATAAAAAATTTTACTACATTGAAAATGATTGAAACTATTATTGATCTAGTTGTAGAAAATCCAACTGAAGAAAATAAAAATCAGTATGAACAAACAGTTAATTTATTGGAGTATTCATTAATTCAAGAAGCTGAATTGCTACCATATAAATCACAAGAATATTTTGATAAACGAACAGAAGCATTTTCAGTTCGATCTAAATGTGCTAAAATGATGTTGACCAAATGGGTCTCAAAATTTGGATCCACTGATGGCTGTCCAGTCAAGTACGAGTCAACTTTAAATATTCCATTTAGACAAATTAAAAAACATGAAATTTCTTGATAAATTTTTGAATGATTATCAAAATATTAAAATAAAAATTACAGATGAAGTCACTGGGGTAGAATATTCCTTGATGGATACTATTGTAAATTTGATTCGAAGAATTGATGAACAAGAGAAGAGAATTTCCTCACTCGAAGTAGAATCAGTAGAAACTTCTAATGTGATTTACGAGATCTATAATAAAATTGAAATGAATTAGGTACGGATTTCCCGACTAGAATTTATTTTGGAATATGATAAAATAATAATACACAAAAAGGAGAATTATGGCATTATCTAAAAATGTTATTGAAAATCTAGAAGAAGCAAAGGGATTTCTAAGAGCTGCTCTTGCATATGCAGCTCGATCGGAAAAATCTACAGTTAATTATAGTATTTCTGAGCTTTTAGTTACATTAGATAGAATCATTAAAACTGAAGAGTTTTCTGATAAAATTGAAGACATGCTCGAAAAAATGAAGAAAGATGGAAATGGAGGTTCTTCTTTTTTTGGTGGTGGAATGTTTTAATAGTTAAATAAAATTGTAATAATAAAATAAAAAATTCATGTTAAGTGTTGAAGAGTGGGATGAATTGAACTCATTGAAAAATGCAATTGATGAATATCCTGCTACCGTACATCCAGAAAAAATGGAAAGATTTACCGAATTATTTGTAAAAACACTGGAAGGAAAGGGAGATATGGTACAAAAAAAGGAACCAACTAATTATTAATAGACGAGATTAAAAAGTATGAAATTTACAATCTATTCAAAACAAGGCTGCCCATACTGCGATAAGATTAAACAAGTTATGGAATTGTCTAATCTTGGTCATGTTGTATACACATTAGATGAAAATTTCACCAGAGATGAATTCTATTCTGAATTTGGAAAGGGATCAACATTCCCACAAGTTGTAATGGATGAACATCATCTTGGTGGATGTACAGATACTGTCCAATACCTAAAAGAAAAAGGAATTATTTAAATGTACGAATATTGTTATGATGTAGAAAAAGCAATTGATTATGCTTTCATTGAGCAAAAATTTGTAATGAATTTCTATCAGTATTTGAAAGGCAAAGATGCAAAAAGAATTGAAACCCAACAATTCTTAAATAGCCTCACAGCAATTAATTTAAAGTATCTAATACTTGAATTGGATGAATACCTAGAAGGAGGTCAGGATAACGCTCATAAGCAGCTTAGAGAGGCATATGGGCACTTACCAAAGCCTTTTGCTAGGAAAGTTCGTAATTATGTCAGTTCAATTTTGGCAGACGCGGAAAAATACATTCATGACAAAAAACCAGGAAGAAAGAAGAAAACCTAAAATAAATAGAGGTATGGAGCTGATGCTCCGAAGTGTAAAAACAAAAGAGGAGGAACCAAGTTTTTTTAGTCTTGTCTATGCCAAAATGGTTTCCCTTTTCAGAAGAGAACTTCACTTTAGCATAGAAATACACTTAAAGAAGAGAAGTTCTTAGGAGAAAGAATATGTTGGCAACAAGTTTAGTTTTTGGTTCATTTTTAATTGTTATGTTTTTTGTTGTTGGAATAATTGGGGGTTGGGTAGCTAGAGAATATATGATGAATTATCGTGAAATTCCAAAACTTCATCCAGAATTTTATGATAATAATGGTAATATAATTCCAGATGAAGTCGTAGCAATATCTTTTAATCCTGAATATTTTGATGAAGAAATTGAAGAAGACGAAGACTAAATAAAATTGCCTATTTTAATGTATATTAATATTACTTAATTGATATGACAACTACTAAAACAAAAAAGACTGAGCAGCAATTACCTAAATTGCAACCAAATCCATTTCAACATGAAATTCTTGAGTTGGTATCGAAGCAAAGAACGAAGGAAAAAAAGATAGAAGTTTTAAAAGAGTATCGTAATGATGCTCTTGTTTCTATTTTAATTTGGAATTTTGATGAGAGTATTCGCTCAGCATTACCAGAAGGTCCTGTTCCATATTCCAGTGTACAGGAACAGACTTCTGGTAATGATACATTATCTGGGACTATAGATAAACAACTCAATAATCCTCAGGCTATTGATTCTTATAGTAATGCGAAAAGAACTTCTCTTAGAAAAGAAGTAAATATTTTTTATAATTTTATTCAGAACGGTAATAACGATATTTCAAATATCAGAAGAGAAACTATGTTTATCAATCTGCTAGAAGGATTGCATCCTCTTGAAGCAGAGATTTTAATTCTAACAAAAGATAAGCAACTTGATTCTAAATATAAGATAACTCTTCCTATTATTAGTGAAGCATATCCAGATATTCAATGGGGAGGAAGATCATGAAAACCATTGCTAAAAAGGATAAGATGGAAGAATGGACAAAGGAAGAAAAGAAACAAGTAAATTCGTTTTATGGTTGTGAGATGCTCTATGAAAAAGCAACTATAGAGCAAATTAAAGATTCTTCTTCTCCCAGTGATGCATATCTTGTTTATTATGTGATTGATGAAACTGAATATGTAGATGTGTGTAGAGGAAGAAAAAGAGCAGATGTTTTTGATTTGTATTACGACAAATATCAAGAAAAGCAATTGAAGAAAATAGATTTTGGATATGGTAGAGTCAATCCAAGAATCTGGGGATATAAGCCACCTGAAAATAAAAAAAAGAAATGAGTAGCGGATTTAATAACGAAGAGTCTAAAGTAATAATCTATAAAGATGAAGTAAACGAACTCTTAAAAAAATATAAGAAAATTAAAAAGTACATGAAATCTTCTTTATATCAAGTTAAGACTATGGACGGAACTGAAACATTAGTTTCCGATCTCATAAAAGAATATGAAGAGGATCCAATGTAATGGGTAAGCATTATCTACTTAATTTGTATGGGTGCTCGTTTGTTCTTTTGGATGACGAGCGTTGCCTTATAGACTTACTAGAAAATGCGGCAGCTGCAAGTGGGGCAACAGTAGTTCAAACTATATCAAAAAAGTTTGAACCACAAGGGGTTACAGTTTTATGTCTTCTATCGGAAAGTCATATCAGTATTCATACTTGGCCTGAAGAGGGTAAAGCAGCCGTAGATGTATATACATGCGGTGATTGCAATCCAAAAATTGGTTGCGATATTATTATCCAACAACTTTATGCACAAAATCATACACTAAGTTATATTGAAAGATGAATGTTAATGTTTATGTTATTCACATTCATCGAGCAAAGGGGGATTGACAATCCTCCTTTTTTTATATACAATGGAGAAACAAAATCACATAATACATGAATAAAAAGAAAATAGAACTCATCATAAAAAATATGGAGTTACTTATTGAGTCTTTGAAATTAGAATTGAAAGAACATAAAGAGGATAATGTAATTAAAATAGAAGATATTTTAAAATCCTCCCAAATTCCAGTTGACACATATGAACCAGATTATTACGAGGAACGATAATGTACGAAGAATTAACTGCGTTTGAGAGAGCACTTGCTAGATTTGGAGATAAAGTCCAATATGTTGTTGGACTTGAAATATCAGATAAGATGTCTCCTGAAATTGCATATCAAGAAATCAAGGATATGATGAAGGAACTAAAAAAACTTCGTAAAAAAGAAAAAGATACTTGGGAGATCGAACACGAATGAAACCAATTAAAGCAAAAGATCTACTTGAATTAGATAAAAATCTTGAAGTTGTAATGCTTCAATGTTATACTCTACCAGAAGAAGTCATTTATCAAGCAGGAAAATGCGATTATTCTGAAACTCCTATTCACAATCAACAAATTCCATCGCCATCAAAATGTGGCGAATGGGTCGTAGAGCGCCTTCTAAGCAACGAGAAAGGCCACTGGGGGCCGCTAGAACACCCTGGTATTACATTTTCTGTTTCTGGGTATGTTCACAATGTTGCAATGCAAGCAAGGACTCATAGAGTGGGAGTTAGCTTTGATGTTCAATCACAACGCTATACTGGTAAGCGAGTTATTAAAGTTGCTAGTGGAGAATTAAAACCAGAAGATGTATTCTTCGTTCGTCCTCCTGGATTTTATACCAATCGTTATGGTAAAAAGTACGATTGGAATGAAGAAGACTATCGTGATGAACTCAACTGGATTGTAGAAGGTTGTAAGCGTTATGCAACAAAATACGAAAAGGGAATGTGTGAAGAACACATTAGGGATTATCTTGCACAAGCAATTCGTCAGAACTTTGTGGTTTCTTTTAACCTACGCTCTGTTCTTCACATTATGGATCTTCGAGCAAAGATGGATGCGCAATTAGAGATCCAAGCATTATGTGAACAGTTTGTTCCCCATCTTCAAGAGTGGGCACCAAATGTTTGGAAGTATTACGAAGAAAAGCGTCTACATAGAGCAAGGCTATCTCCATAAACAAAGATGAAAAGTTGGTGTGTCAAAGACCATTTAACAGGTCATGTATTTAAAGTTCTTTTTACTGAAGAAGAATTTCAGGATTTTCTAAAAGCATATCCTGATATTGATGAATGCATTGATTGCGCTGAATGTGATGATGCACCTTCTCTTTGTATAGAATAAATATAAAAAGATATTATAAGGAGTTTTGACTTTGGCGACATATCCAATAATTAATAAGATCACAGGTGAACAAAAAGAAATTACTTTAAGTGTTCATGATTGGGATCAATGGAAACTAGATAATTCTGAATGGGAAAGGGATTGGTCTGATCCGTCAACATGTCCAGGTTCTGGAGAAGTAGGCGAATGGAAAGATCGCCTAGTAAATAAAAACCCAGGATGGGGAGAAATTTTAAAGAAAGCCAACAAGTCTGGCGGAAGTAAATCACAAATGCAAATCTGATAATATGTCAAGAAGGAGAAAGACATCTGACGACTATCAACCAATTGGAGTTGGTATGACAGCAAAGCAAATGAAAAGAAGGAAACCAATTAATTCTGAACTTCTTTTAGATATTGAACCTTTAACTGACAATCAAAGAAAATTATTTGATTTTTATGATGAAGGAAAACATTTAGTTGCATATGGTGCTGCTGGAACTGGTAAAACATTTGTAATCTTATACAAGGCATTACAAGAAGTATTGAATGACAAAACTCCATATGAAAAAATTTATATCATTCGTTCTCTAGTTCAGACTCGTGAGATTGGATTTTTGCCTGGTGGACACGAAGATAAAAGCGCATTATTTGAAATTCCATATAAGAACATGGTAAAATACATGTTCCAACTTCCATCAGATGAAGATTTTGAGATGTTGTATGGTAACTTAAAATCACAAGAAACCATTAAATTCTGGTCTTCCAGTTTCCTAAGAGGTACTACATTTGACAATTGTATTATCATTGTAGATGAATTCCAAAATATGAATGGACACGAAAATGATTCCATTATTACCAGAGTTGGAGAAAACTGTAAGATTATGTTTAGTGGAGACGCTACTCAAAGTGATCTAGTTCGTCAAAATGAAAGAAATGGAATTCATGATTTCATGAAAGTTCTCAACATTATGCCATCATTTGAATGCGTAGAATTTGGCATTGATGATGTCGTTAGGTCTGGTTTGGTTAAAGAATATTTGGTTGCAAAACACTCTCTTGGCCTTTGACAGAGCAAATTTCTTGTGGTATAATGTGAGTATGAATTTTAATTTGAAATGATAAATTTTAAAACTGATAAAAAGAATTTCACTCATCTTGATATTGAATTTCCAATTTTACAGAGAGAAACTATTAATGGATCTAGGTACTATAAAATTGTAGGTGATGTAGCAGCAAGAAAATTCATTTCTGTTACTACAGTAACTTCACATTATAATAAAGAGAAGTTTGCTCAGTGGAGGAAACGAGTAGGAGAAGAAAAAGCAAATTTAATTACGAAAGCTGCCACTTCTCGTGGCACTGCTATGCATTCCTTGGTTGAAAATTATCTTTTAAATTTAGACCTTCCATCTTCTACTGCTCCTCTTCCTAAAATGCTATTTGATGTAGCAAAAACAGAATTGGATAAAATTGATAACATCGTAGCAATTGAGCGTTCGATGTACAGTGAATATTTTCAATTAGCTGGTACAGTGGATACTATTGCTGAATATAATGGGAAACTAAGTGTTATTGACTATAAGACTTCAGAGAAACCAAAGCCAAGAGAATGGATTGAAAATTATTTTGTTCAGGCTGTAGCATACGCATATATGCTAAAGGAGTTAACTGGAAAAGAAGTTGAACAATTAGTAATTATTATGGCATGTGAAAATGGTGAAGTTAAAACCTACATTGAAACTGACATCCCCAAATATATTAAGCTACTTGTAAAATATGTAAAAAAATTCACTCAAGATAAGTTAAAAGAATATGAATCCATCTGAAGAATTAAAAAAGGAATTACAGAAAAAGTTCCTATGTCAAGATAAATTTGCACAGGAAATAGAAACTCTCGTACAAAAAAATCCAGAATATAACTACATCAGTGCAATAATAGAATATTGCGAACGGAATAATATTGATGTAGAATCTGTACCTAAGTTGATTTCAAAACCACTAAAAGAAAAACTGAGATGGGATGCGATTCAATTGAATTTTCTCAAACAGACTTCTAAAGCCAAATTGCCTTTATGAATGAAGATATATTTCCAATTCTTGCTGAAGATTTTTTAACAAAAGAGTCTAATGAATATCTTTTAAATTGGATAAAACTTAATGAAGATCTACACGATGACCATCGTTCAACTGTAGAATATTGGAATAAAAAATGCATTTATTTTGATGCGATTGAAGATGAAACAATCAAGAAGTTTCTTTATGAAATTTGTAAAGGAATGCTTGATTTTGTTTCAATTAATTCCCCAAATGAACAAATATATGTTGAACGACCTCAATTTGTTAGATGGAGAGAAGGGGATGAGTTAATCCCACATGCCGATAATATTGAACAAGATGGTGTTACACCAAATGCATCACCACATAGAACATATGGTGGAGTGCTATATTTGAATGGGGATTTGAAGGAGGACAAATATATTATCCCAATTTAAATATACAGGTTCAACCTAGACCTGGAATGGTAGTCATACACCCTGCTGGTCTAAAATATACTCATGGTGTAAGAAAGATGCAAAGGGGAACTAGATATACCATTTCTACATTTTTTTCTTCTGATCAATCTTATTCTATTGATAATTATTATTCGCTGAAATGAAAGTGACTCCACATGAAACATACAAAACATATCTTGCTCTTAAGCAACATTTTACAAATGATACATATGATTTCATAAAATATAATGGTAAAATAAAAGCTTCAATTGAATCATTTCACAAAAGAAAAGATAGATTGTTTTTCGAAAAACTATCTAGAAAAAATAAAGACGATGAGATTGTAGATTTTTTTGTATCTAACTTCGTATCTTCATCTGATCCATCATCATTATGGATTGGTGATATAATTAAGAACGGAAATGAAAATTACTTAGACTGGCAGAAGAAAACACAGTCATTAAGTTATTTGTTTGAACAAGATTTGAGGAAAGTATTTGAAGGAAAAAATTTTCTTGAATTTTTAAAGATAGAAAATAATAAACATCCTAAAATACTAAAAGAATATCTGTCTGGCAACTTAATGTTGGAGACAATAGTAATTTTAGATCAGATGTTGAATTATAGAGAAAAATTTGATTTAAAATTAATTGATCCAGTTTGGGAATTGGTATCCAAAAAAATAAAAAAATATTCTCCATTTTTAAAAATAGATGTGGATAAATACAAAAACATTCTACGAAAAGTACTACTGTGAGTTTTTTTGAGTCGGATATAGTAAAAACAGAATTAAAAGAGATTGGATTTTTGCAAGAAAGAATAACATCAAACATGATTTCTTTTGGTTCCATGTCAAAAGAAATTAAATTAGAGCATGTGAAAACATTAGAGGACTTGCTTGAGAAGCAAAAAGTTTTATATACCAGATTGAGTCTTTCTGATGATCCAGAAGCAATTGAAATGAAAGAAAAATTAAATGAATCTGTTAGAATGATTACAATTGATTCCAATTACGATATAAATGAAGTCTTTAGTAATATTACAACATTAATCAAAACGATCAGAACGCAGTTGCAAGACGATTGAAGCTGTGCTATAATGCAATGGGCTTTGGAACCCTGAAGTCGCCAACAGTACACACCGTATCTACCGTAACATGAACTTTAAAGATCTCAAAAAGCAATCATCACTTGGCAGTCTCACCGAGAAGCTTCTAAAAGAAGCAGAGAAAATGGGAGCTACCAACACTGGAGATAATCCAAACCTTTTTAAACTAGAAACTGATAAAGCAGGAAATGGCCGTGCAGTTATCCGCTTTCTTCCTGCACCACCAAACGAAGACTTACCTTTCGTAAAGCTATACAATCATGGTTTCCAGGTAAACAATCGTTGGTTCATTGAAAATTGTCCAACTACACTCGGAGAGGAATGCTGCGTTTGCTCTCTAAATGGACAGCTTTGGAACTCTGGACTAGATTCAGATAAAGAAATTGCTCGTGCAAGGAAGCGTAAACTTAGCTACTATGCAAATGTTTACATCGTAAGTAACCCAGCTGATCCTTCACTTGAAGGTCAAGTTAAAATCTTCAGGTTCGGCGCCAAAGTATTTGATAAAATCAAATCTGCAATGAAGCCAGAATTCGAAGATGATCCAGTAATCGATCCATTTGATTTCTGGAGTGGTGCTAACTTCCGACTTCGCGTAAAGCAAGTTGCTGGTTACCCAAACTATGATGACAGTGTATTCGAATCGCCCTCTGCACTACTGAATGGTGATGACGATGAACTAGAAAAGCTCTGGAAAACAGAATTCTCACTACAAGAACTCATCTCCCGTGATAAGTTTAAGGCTTCTGATGATCTCCAAAAACGACTCAATTATGTTCTAGGAACAAGCTCACCTGTAAGTTCTATTCGTGAGCAAGAGGATGAACTTGAATCTCTAATTGAATCGTCTTCTAAGGAAGATGATATTATGAAAGAACTAGAGGAGTCTTATTCTAAGATTAAATCTCCTTCAAGCCAATCCTCCGTTCAAGAAGATGGGGATGAAGAAGATGCACTAGCATATTTCAGTAAACTAGCTGAATGATTTGTAAGGAGCCGAAAGGCTCCTTTTTTAATCCATTAATCTTATGTTTTGTCCTTTTTTTAACATTTCATTTATATATTGTTGTCCACCTTCTTTATATGGATAGTTAATTTCTACATCATTTAAAATTACATTTAGATAATTTTGTTTGAGTACAAATATATTTCTCTTATCATCTTCAATTTTAGATTCATATTCGTAATTAGTCACTGGAACAACAAACTGAGATGATGGTATATTGACTACCTCTCCTTTTTTGTTATCATAATATTGATAATAGTATATGTTTCCAGTTGTGTACTTTTGATCTGGAATATAAGTAAGTTTTTCTGTTCCATTCAAAACTAATTCTGATGTACCATTTGGTATTTCACATTGTAGATAATTTACAAGAGATGTACCAGGGACAGTCGTTGCATATTTTACAGTAAACTTATCATTGAAATTACTACCATTGAAATTGCTAAGTTCTATTTCATCCCCTACATTGACATTATCAATAGGATTTTTTGGAAATATTGTTAAAGTTTTACTTAATACATCGTAAAGTGCAAATGTTATCAGTGTCTCGAACCCATAGATGTAATTTCCATTTTGAGACCATGAATTATTGATAGTGATTCCTGCTTCGAGTAATAATTCCCCAGAAGAAGTCTTTAATTCAATAGTTTCATAATGATGAATTCCACCATAAAGATTTTCATAAGATCCATATCTTTCTAATAACATTCTATCAAACGCAGTCTGTGGTAATGGCCACTCCGTTTGAATGTTTAAAATATTATTTGAAAGAAGTATCACCCAATCAAGAGTTTCATCGCCATAAATTTTGTAAGCTACATTATCTGGCCTTTCGTCTCCGATAATTTTGTATTTGGTGAAGTATTGTAGATCACCAAATATATCTTCACGGAGTTTTCCTCTTTTGAATAAATTTTTTACTGTGATATAGTCTGATATTTTTGCGTCAGGTAAACGACTCACATAATCAAAATCTGGTATACCTCTAAAATAAGATGCCATTTTTAGTAACCTATTTGATCGTCTGCAATTGGATTTTGTTCATCATTATAGTCGTTCCAATATACTGGTTCTAGTTCTGTAAACGCCATTGTTAAATCGTATGACGACATAGTACCAGCGGTATCATTATATGTCATATATGTACCAGATGGAGTATAATTAACACCAAAACTTCTTAGAGCGCAAGTTTTAAATAAATTCAATGATTTATGTGTCTTATTATCCTCTGTATTTTTTATATCTTTTCCTCTAATATATTTTATGTTGAATATATCTGGAGTTTCCAGAAATAAATTTCCGACAGATTTCTGGGCTGCCATATGTTCCTTGAATTTTCTTATTATTCTTCTTACTATTGTACCTTCTTTTTCAGTTCTAGGAGTAAGTTTAAAATTAAAGGTGAAATTTCTCAGGTCTGGTGATTCAAACAATAAATTTAAATTTGGGTTTGTTATTGCTCCTCCAGTTCTAGATAGTAAATTAGTATTTGAATTTACTGCCATTTTTGCTATGTAATTCTGAACCGCAGACACTACTGCTGGGCTTACTGGTTCTCCTTTTGCTCCTTTTATAGTCTCAGCAAATTTTTCTGCCATATTAGTCATGTAATCAGTTCCAGTTGAATTCATTGCACCAAGAGCAATATTTGCTCCCATCATTTCCAATATTCCCATTTTAGAATCATTCCAAGTAACTGTGTTTGTATCATTTATAGTAGGTTGAATTGGAAGAACTATTGTCCCAATAGGATTTGTGTATGAACTTCTTTGTTCAAATAATAAATTGTTGTCTGATAATTTTTGTGAAATGTATTGAAATATTTCAAATTTAATATAATCTTGGCCATTTTCGGTAATTTTTTCTGGGTATATTAATGGCCCAAATGTTTTTAATCCCGACTTTGCAGAATTAATTTGTTCTGGTAATGAGACCAATGTTATATCTGTTGGAGTTTCGTCTTCTGTTGCTGGAATAGTTGTTCCACCTGAAGTAACATTTGGTGCTGGAGGCGCAGTATTTGCTACTCTAGGCATACCAGGAAAAAGATTATTAATTTGATCTTGGGTAAAATTTTTATTTACATATGCTGCTCTTTGATTGTTTGCTTGACTACCTACTTCTATACTTAAAAATCTTTTATCAGTGTCCGATAATTTATCATATTCTGTTTTGTAGGAATCAACGACAGAAATAGTATATCCTGGCTTTCCATTACTATCTAATGTGGGTTCACTTTTAAATAGTGCATCTTTTTGTCCAATGTTTGTGATGTCGTATGTAATATAAGAACCTGTTTTTTTATTTACATCAGTTTGATATCTTTTTATAATTCCATTACCAGGAGACATTTGATATTGTAGAGTCTGAATGTCCGCCATCAGAAATCCCTCCACATAAGGGATAATACCATCTCAATTTTTCGTAGAGTATGAGACATTTATATTAGTTTTATATTTATTTATCTCTTTGGGATGAACACTGGATAAAATGTTGGAACACTCATCACATATTCCAATTCTTCTTGTTTGATTCTGTAAAACAATGATTGTATTGAAGAATAGTTATAAGTTCGTATTGGACTTTCTACATACTCTGGTCTTCTTTGCCAATGATAATTTACTCCTCTATAATAAAAAGATCCTTTTGATGTGATTAAACTCACAGGGTGAACATCGTACCATTGGTTTTCAGTTTTTGCTATGTACTTAAATGTGTATATTTTCCCTACTTCTACACTTTCTTCCGTTCTTCCCATTCGAGAAAGAATATCAATAAGAGCATTAAAATAAAAATTGGGTGATCTTCCCTTAGGGAGATTATCTACTAATGTTTTAAATGTATAAAATTCTTCTTTTCTTTTGTCTAATTGCTTTTTTCTTTTATCTAATTGCTCATAGATATAAGTTTTTCCACCTTCTTTTTTTAATTTATTCGTTTCGAAAATGATTTCTTGTTCTTCTCTTTCTAGTTTTCTTTCAATCGATTTCCCTAAAGTCGAGAACCAAGTTCTCACCGTACCAAATATTTTCCACATTCTTCTTGCTTGATTACTTAATGGTTTGAACATTATTTTATCCCTAATTCCTGTTCTGTGATAATTCTGAATATGATCCCATTTTCTTTACAAAATTTTTCTGCCGCTTCCCACTTAGCTTGATTGACTTGATATGTTGCCATTTCATTCAACCAAGTTTTTGTTTTCTTTTTTGGTGTAGGATTTGGTGGAATAGTTTGTCTTTTTGGTTTTATTTCTATTAGATATTTTTTTATCTCTCCATTTGATTCTTTTATTTTTATGAATAGGTCTGGGAAGTAACGATGTATTCTTCCTGTCATTGGATTTCTATATGGTACCCATCCTTCTTCCGATCCCCATGACACTATACTTTCAGTTAAATCGCACCATTTAAATGCTCTTAACTCATAAGAAGAACGATATACAATTTGTTTTGCGTTGCCAGCATATTTTTCTGGATGTATAGGAGAATAAAACCCTTGTATATAATTCTTAGACACGCTATAAATAGTCAATAAATATTAAAAATATTTATAGATGGCTGAAAAATATACCTCTGCATTTTCTACGCCACAATCAATGTCCACAATAAAGTCAAAGTTGCTAAAGCCAGCTTTGACTTCTCATTTTTCTTGTGAATTTTTTGCACCTCCTGTAGTATCTGGGAAATGGTTTAGAGACAAGAGAATAGCATTTAATGAAGGACAAAAGAATTTTGATAATTCCTTGATATCTTTATCTTGTTGTGATGCTACATTACCAGGATCAACTTTTTATACTCATGATGTGATGGACTACACTGGAGTTACAGAAAAAATTCCATATAGAAGAGTGTATGATGATCGTGCTGACTTTACTTTTTATGTGGATGTCAATTACGAAATTATAAAATATTTTGAATTTTGGATGCAATATATTGCTAATGAACAGTATACTAATGATTTTAACAATAGAAAGTTGACTCAATCTGAGTATTCGTATAGAGTCAACTATCCAGATGGAAGTGGAGAATCTAATACAACTGAAGCTGGATATAGAACACAAATTTATATAACAAAATTTGAGAGAAGTTACGGGAAAATAAGTGGAGAACAATCTCCTGTAAGTCAATCACTTACCTATAGATATATTGATGCATATCCAACTGCAATAATGTCTATGCCAGTTAGTTATGAGTCATCTCAACTATTGAAATGTACTGTTTCGTTTGCGTATACAAGATATATTTTATTGGGAAGTAAATTGAATGAAATCGATGCTCCCAATCCAGAACCACAAAATCCTACACCAAAATTTGGCCCAGCATTTGATACAAATCAACAATTTTTCGATGAGCTAAACAGAAGATAAGTTACACAAATAAATAATCAAACGAATTTAATATTATTAATATAATATGCCTTTACCTAAAATTGTTGCACCAACTTTTGAGTTGGATTTACCATCAACTGGACAAACAATTAAATATAGACCTTTTCTTGTGAAAGAAGAAAAACTTCTTTTGCTTGCATTAGAATCAGAGGATACAAAACAAATTACAACTGCAATTAAAACAGTAATTAAAAATTGCATTGAAACAAGAGGAATTAAAGTAGAAACTCTACCTACATTTGACATTGAATATTTGTTCTTAAATATTCGTGCAAAATCAGTTGGAGAAGAAGTTGAGCTTTCGATAATCTGTCCAGATGACGGAGAGACTTCTGTTCCTGTGAAGATTAATATAGATGATATTAATGTAGAAAAAAATAAAGACCATACAAACAAAATTAAAGTTGATGATTCAATTATGATGGAAATGAAATATCCATCACTAGAGCAATTCATCAAAAATAATTTTGATTTTTCAAATGAAAATGCAACTGAACAATCATTTGAGATGATTGCTGATTGTGTAGATAAAATTTATACTGAAGAAGAGGTTTGGTCTTCTTCTGATGTAACTAAAAAAGAAATCACAGAATTCTTGGATCAGATGAATTCATCCCAGTTCAAAGAGATCGAGAAGTTCTTTGAAACTATGCCAAAATTGTCTCACACAATTAAGGTTAAGAACCCAAATACAAAGGTAGAATCTGAAGTTGTTCTTGAAGGGTTATCTAGTTTTTTCGCATAGGAATGTGCCACATGGATCTTGAAAATTACTTCAAGTTGAATTTTGCCTTGATGCAATATCATAAATATTCATTAACTGAGATTGAAAACTTGATGCCATGGGAAAGAGATATCTATGTGGCACTTTTAAATCAACATCTAGAAGAAGAAGAGGCAAAAGTTAAAAAGGCATCGCTGTAAAGTAAATGGCAAAAAAATGGTCTATTGATACTATTAAGTTTCCTAGAAATAGGCCAAAGAATCATGCTATAATTTTTGCTAAGAACTTAGGCATTAACGAAGCAGCAGACCCTGAGTTATACTATTATGTTATAAAATGGTATGTAGAAACTAATTCAGGGGATGAATATCCGATATCTAGTTCTGAGTATGATGAATTTGAAGAAGATTCATTAGATGGAGATTTTGGAAAAGTACACGACAAAGTACTTAAAGAAGTAGAAAAATATCAAAAAGAAGCCAAAGCAAATAAAAAGCCAGCAGCATCTAAAAGGCCACCAAAGGCACCAACTAAAAAACCACAAACAACACAGAGAAAAAGAAAGTCACCTACAGGAACTCCAACTTCATCGCCACAAGATAAACAAGATGAAGAAGTAAAAGATAAAATAGAAGATCTTTTAGGTGAGATACAAAGAGGAGAAACTCAACGACAAAAGAAACAACCAACTTCAAGAGCAAGACCTACTTCAAGAGAAGCAAGTAGTTTTGTTCGTCCATCTACTTCTAATTTTAGAACTAGGAATGTAAGAATTGGTAGAGCTATAACAGAAAGATCTCGTGCAGTAACAGGAGGAGGCGATCCCCCAAATGGTAACGGAGGTTTAAGAGGAGGTGGAGGTGGATCAGATAATTCAATTGTCCAAATATTATTAAAAATACAAAAGTCAGTAGACAATATATTAGCGATTCTTTCTGCTCAAAAAGCAACTACTATAAAAACTCAACAAGTTGAAAGAATCAATCTAGAACAGACAAAAAGACAAGAGGCAGAAAAAGAATTAGAATCTTCCGCAAAGAAAACATTTAGTTCATTCGAAAAAGTAATGTCTCCTGTAAAGGGGATTTTGGATCGTATTTTCGATTTTATATTTTATACTTTACTCGGAAAAGCGTTTACTGAATTAGTTAAGTGGATATCTGATCCAAAAAATAAGCAAAAAATAGAATCCTTAAAGAGATTTTTTAAGGATTGGTGGCCAGCAATACTTGGAACTTTTATATTATTTGGAACAAGATTTGGTAAATTTATAAGATCTACAGTAGGTCTAGTCATAAATCTTACCAAATATATTCGTGCAATTGGAATACCAGGAATATTAAAACTACTAAAAACATTTGGTGTTCGTTCATTGTATGCTGGAGCTGCAGTTGCCGCAGCATATGGTGGATATCAATTATTAAAGCCAAAATCAGAACCAGATCAAACCAAGAAATTAAAACCAGAAGAACCAAAGACACAAAACGAAAAGACAGTTAAACCTCAACCATTATCACCTTCTTATGCATTTAGAAGTGGTGGGATGGTTCCTAAAAAGAATCAATCAAGTTCTTTAGGAATAGAGCAAATTTTAGCTGATGGGAGTCAACAAATTACTCGTGATTCTGGAGTAAATATTACTGGTGCTGGCCCAGATACACAATTGGTTGCGGCAAGACCAGGTGAAATTGTTCTAACTCCTGAAGATGCAAAGAAAATCGAAGGTCAAACTGGATTAAATTTATATCAATTTGTATCTGGTAGAAAGCCAAAATTTGTGAATAATATACAGTTAGCAAAAGATGGTGGAGTAATTGGATCTAAGTTAAGTGCCGCAGATTATAATGCACTTCTTGGAATTAGTTCATTAGAGGATACTACACCACAGGGAAGAGCTGATGTTGCCCAATCAATTTATAATCGACTTCAGGCAGCCAATAATTATGGAGCAAATTTCTTACAATCAAAAAATACGATTAAAGACATTATTACTGCCCCAAAACAATATCAACCAACATTTGGTAACATAAAAGACTGGAAAAATATTATTGATAGAAAGACTGCTGCTACCGCTGTAATGAATTCCACAAAGGGAAAAAATTATAAATGGAATATGCAGCAGGCTTTGAAGGAAATATCAGATACAGAAAAGGCTCTAAAAAATGTAAAAAATCAACAACAAGCTCAGCTACATGTTGGTACTAGAACACAATTTTTTGGGACATCTGAACAGCCATACATGAAACCAGAAAAGGGAGATGTTTTAAGGAATTCAAAAGCAAATTTCTTTGTACATGAAGGAAATTACGGAACAAGAGCTGCTCCAATTCCTGCTCAACTTCAAGCACCACCATCCTCACCAAAACCAAAACCTAAGGGATTTTTAGAAAGTTCTTGGGAAAACTTGTTAAAATTTAGTGGAATCCAGAAAAAGACATCTGAGGGAATAGTAATTCCGATGGCACCGAATATTAAGCAGCCAGGACCAAGAGTAGCAAATCAAAGTGAAGTGACATTTACTGAACTTCCTCCAATATATACTTCATCTAGAACAACTCCAACACCAACTGCAGGAAGTGAAGTTCCAACAATCTCTGCGATTCCACCGAACAGCGAAGAAAGACAGATGACATTAATGGCATATGGACTAGCATAACATGGATAATCCAACCTTAGTGCCCACTCTTTCAATATTAAAATCAATTCAAAAAAGTTTGACTAAGATCGAAACTTTAGTAAAATCTAATGCGTCGATACAGAAAAAACAAACAGAACAACAAAGAAAACAAAGAATTTTTCAGACAAGACAAACTCAGGAAAAGCAATCCGAAACACCAAAACTAGTAAATCCATTAAAATATCTACAGGGAGCATTACCTAAAACTGGATTTCTAGATGCGATTCGTAACTTTATTCTTTATACTTTTATGGGATTTGCCTTTACCAAATTGGTAAAGTTTCTCCCTAAAATATTAAGTACACTAAAATTTATAGATCCCTTTATAAAATTTACAGATAATTTTGTTGGATCAGTATTTAAAAACTTTGTAAATGCTATTGATCTTGGCTACGAACAATATGATAAGGTAAGAGCACTAGCTAAGCAAGTAGGTGGAGAAAAATTTGAAAAGCAGTTTGATGAATTATCTTCTACTTTAAACAAATTTTTAAATACTGCTATTATTGTTGGATTTGCCATCGCTGGTTCTGGTGCAATTGGCGGTGGTGGAAAAAAATTACCTACACGAATTGTACCCAAACCTGGAGTAGGACCAAAGGGAGCAAATCAAACAAGATTATCTCAGTATTTTTCCCAGACTCGCGCTCAAGAATCTATTACTAAAAAGTATGGATTTGATGCAGCACGATTATATCAAGATAAAATTAATCGAGGATCGACTCCAACTCAAGCGTTAAATGCAGTTAAACAGAGATTTTCACCAAGAGATATTCCTACTGGTGGTTTAGGTGGAAAGGGGAGAACTCCAGGTGCAATTAGATCAAGAGGACTAGGTAAAGTACAGCAGCGTGCATCATTAAAGTTATTTGGGAAAGCTGGAGCAAAAATACTAGGTAAAGTTCCGATTATAGGTCCAATTGCTGACTTTTTGATTAGTACTTTAATATTCAAAGAAAGGCCAGATAGAGCTGCCGCAGGTGCTGTTGGTGGTGCTGTTGGTGCCGCATTAGGTAGCTTCCCAGCATTAATACCTTTTGGTGGTCCTATATGGGGTGGAATTCTAGGAGATATTGTCGGTAGATCATTATTTGATACTGTCACATCTATGCAAGGCCAGGGAGAAAAAATACAGAAAAAAGCAGCAGGTGGGCCAGTAACTAGAGGTGGAAGACCAGTAGGAAGAACAATTAAAAGAACTGTAAGTGTAAAACCTAGATCACTAAAAAGACCTAGACAACAATTACCACAGCCAGGGCAAAATATTGGTGGTATAAAACAAATCAAAAAAATATTTTCATCACCAAATAAATCAGGAAAGAAAAATCCATTAAGAGCATTGAAGGGAATATCGGAAATTATGAACAAAAATCGTGATCCACTTTTTGGTGGAATCATGATTGCAACATCAAATTTACCATTGGGACAAAAACCAGACCCAATGTTAGGACAAGAAATTAAAAATAATTTTGCAGCATTAATTGACAATGCTATAGCTGCACAATCGACAAAAGAAGTCAATCAAATTCAAAGATCGGTTGTTGCTGCAGCAAAAGGTGGAGTAGTACCAGTATCAAGAACTCTTAAATCTGGTCCATCAATTGGTGAACAATTAGGTGCTGCAATATCTAATTCTTTCCAAAATGCATTGAATTCTAGAACTAATCAAATATTCCAAAGTCTCAGAAGAGAAATGGGATTAAAGGGAGATGAGCAAACGACTAGTGGTGGCGCACCATATGGTAATGTACCAGAGGCAGAAATATCTGAAAATCAAAGACAAGCGGCAGATGATTTAATAAAATATTTTACAAAAATATATGGAAGAAATGCAGCTATAGGAATTGTGGCAAATTTATTAAGAGAAAGTGGACTGAGAACATATGCCCCAGAAGGTGGATTTAATGGTATGGCACAATGGGATGATAATAGATGGTCAAAATTAGTAGCATGGGCAAATGCGAAAGGGAAAGATCCCATGACTCGCTCCACACAAGCTGAGTATATTGTCATCGAATTAAATGAATCTGGAACTGGTAACAGAATTAAGAATTCAAAAACTCCAGAAGATGCAGCAAGTTTATTCTATAATGAGTTTGAAAGAGCGGCATATAGTAAACCAATAAAAGGAAATGCATATAATCCAGACAATCCACATGAAAGAAAAAACAGATCTTTTATAATTTCTTTAACTGGTGGAGGAGCAGCTGGACCAGCAGTACAAGTTACTGGAGGAACAAAACCTTCGCAGATCCCTCAAACTTCTGCGCAAGGAATGAGACGACATCCAATAACTGGAGAATTGAAAGAACATAAAGGTATTGATCTAGATGGTGGTGATGGATCTCCAATATCTTCTGCCCAAGATGCACAAGTTGTTTGGGCAGGTGATAAGGGAGATGGCTATGGCAATACCGTTGTTTTAAGATATTCAAACGGTGCAGAAACACGATTTGCGCATTTGAAATCTACAAATGTAAGAACAGGGACCTCAATAAAAGCGGGCCAAATGATTGGAAGACAGGGAAGCACTGGACTTTCAACAGCATCGCATTTACACTTTGAGTATTACCCTCGTGGTGGAGCAATGACTTATAGAGGATATGGAAATGCTGCCTCAGTAAAAGATAGTTATTTTAGATATGGTGGAAATGTTACTCCTATAACATCAAGACCAACACCTGCCAGACAACAACCAGCACCATCAAACCCAAATCAACCAATAAAAAATCAAGGTGTCGTATTTAAAAATGGAAAATTCTATAAACTTGGTCTATTTGGATTAGATCAAGAAGTAGAAGTAACAGATAGAAATAATACGCAACTCAGACAAATTGCATCTTTTGGATTAGGTAGAGGAAAAGAAGGACAAATAAAACAAGCAGCAAATGGTGTTTACTATAAATTTACAAATGGAAAGTGGATAAGTATTCATGCGGGTGGAAATGCTTCCATTCAAAATAATATACCATCGTCTTCAGTTGC